GGCGTTCATGAAAGACACGTGCATCAGGCAATGTTTCATGAACGGGCGTCATTGGAAAATCTTCTTTTTGCTGACGATGCAGTACTGCATGGACTTGACGCCTGACCTGCGCGCCAACGTCGATTACGTCTTTGTGCTCCGTGAAAATGTGATTCAGAACCGCGAGCGCCTATACAAGGCGTTCTTTGGCGTTTTTCCGACGTTCGACATGTTTTGTCAGGTGATGAACGCCTGCACGGAGAATTACGAGTGTCTCGTGCTCGACAACACGAGTAAATCGAACAAGATTGAGGATTGTGTTTACTATTATAAAGCACCGATCCGCAAGGGGTTCCGTATCGGATCCGAAGCCATGTGGCAGTACCACCAAAAGAATTACAATCCGAAGCACGTCGCAGCGCCATTGATTACGTCTGGAACACCTGCAGGGAACGCACGGCGTCCAGGTATCACTGTTAAAAAGGTCTAGGAACGTGTTTACCCGTATTTGGATCAATCTCAATTGTAGCCCCTTTTGGAATATTTGAATCGTGTTCCTCGGGTTTAATTTTGTTTTTTAAGTCGAGCCACTCCTTGAGCTCCTCGTCATTCATCATTGAACCCCAAATCTTACGCGCATCTGCCATGTTCATTGATATCAAAACGTACAGTATCTTTATGAAACTGCCCGCGTCTCCATACCGTAAAAGATTTCACGCTCATAAATAGATGATTATCGAGAACCTTGAATTCAACGGATCGAGCGACATCCTGCAGTACATTCCTCAGGTGGACCCTGAACAACCACGTCAGCAGCCGGACCAGCAGTCCCAGGGGTCATTTGGTCCGCCAATGGAACTTCAACCGGTGTATCAGACGCGCACAATCGAGCAGCCCGAGTTATTTAAAGCCGAAATAAAACCTCCTCAAATAGAAATGGATTTCTCGACGCCAATTTCCGATGTTGTGCCGAGTGCTGATTTCGACATGGGACCCTCGATGGGCGGCCCGTACAAGAACCCACAGAACAACAGAGTGGCTGCGCTGAGCCTGGACAACGCGTCTGCTGGCCCAGTTTCATCCTCTTCCTCGAAAAACCCATTTGGTCTGACTGACGACCAGTTGAATGCTGCTCTCGCGGGCGTTGCCGCAGTCGCTGCATTCTCCAAGCCGGTTCAGAACAAATTGGCGGATCTAATTCCTAAATTTATGAGCGATTCAGGGAACCTGTCAGCGACGGGTATGATCGCGACCGCTTTCATCGCGGCTGTTATTTTTTTCATTGTTCACAAATTCGCCAAGCCTCCACCAAAGAAATAACCATTTTGTTATCAATTTCTAGTTCGAGTACAGAAGCCCGCCCATGCCATCCTTGATGCGCAGGACGTTATAGTTCATCGCGTAAAAGTAGCGACCATTGCCGCCAGCCAGTGTGCTCAGTGAGACGCCAGCTGGTGCGACGATGCGGAACGTATCGATGCGTGAAAAGTTCAGCGTGCCAGTCGGCTGAAGCTTTGACGTGTCCAGGCAGTAGGAAATAAGCGCGACGTTGGCCGTAGCGTTGTTGTGGTTGTAGCCGAAAGGTGTGTGGTAGTACTGGGGCACGTCGATCCACTGGAACATGGAGCGCGAGTCGCCAATGTCCACGCCGTTAATCTGCGTCTTGAACTGGTAGTTGATGGCTGGGATCTGCGTGGCACCGGTGCTGTATGCCGCAGAATAGTTGTTGGCGGAAAATGCCAGGAACTTGATGGGGTGAGCCAGAGCCAGCTCCTGCATGTTGGTGGTTGCGATGGGAATGCGGTTCATCTGGGTAATCAGCAGGTCCATGGGCGTGCTAGCAAAGTACTCGCGCTCCGCCTGGTCGAGGTAGACGAAGTTGGTCCAGGCCTCATACTGGAACGAGGAGTATGCAGCAGTCGCCGGCAGACCAGTCAGTGCCAGAGTTGAGCCCAGAGTCGTGCTCCACGTGATGCGAATCTCGACGTCGTGGTACTGGAGAGCCACCAGTGGCAGGGACACGTTCCAGTCCTTGCAGAAGAAAAACTTGAAAGGCAGGAACCCGTTGGTGATGTTGTTGGGACCAGCGGTGTTGTTGTTGAGGTAGCGCTGGGAGAAGTTCTGCGCGCCAGTCACCGCCTCGACGTTGGACATCCAGGTGATGTCTTGTGTGTCGACAATCTGGCCACCGATGAGCAGCTCCACCTTGTCAATGACGTTGGTCCAGTTAATACCTGGGATCAGAGCACCAGTTGAATCTCTGGCAATCAGGTACATGTAGTTGATGAGGTCACCCTTCTTCTCCAGACGGATCGTGGAGATGTTGCCAGCCGAGGGGTTACCCTGGATCAGCTGGCGTTCAGGTGAGTTGGCGTAGTGCGTGTAACGCTTGTAGCTGGAACGGTAGAAAGAAACCTCCGGCTTACCAGTCAGCCATGCGTCCTGAGCGCCGGTTGCGACCAGCTGAACGATACCACCAGACATTTACAATGGCGTGAGAAAAAAACTAGTCCTGAATCATAATACCGCAATACTCGAGCGACCCGTCGATTGGTGTATAAATGCCCAGTGTTTTACAGAGCGCCTTCAGGTCTTTGAACGACTCCCAAAATGCAGGGGAATGGTCATACTCATCGACTGTGACGTGAGCCAGTTCGTGAATAAGTACATTCATAGCCGAGTTTATATCATCCTTGTCCAGGCAGATGTAAATTTCATACCCTTTATTCACGTTATAGCCTATGGTACCCCGGTTCATCCGAGACCCATGAATACCAGTGAGGATACACCGTTTCCTGAGGCGAGCGAACCTCGGGTCGACAACCTCTGTGCTTTTGAGGTGATTCAGCAGCACGTCATAGCGCTGGCGAATATCAGTCATGAGTGGTGCTTCACGGCGACTACTCCATGCTGCAACCGCGAGGGTCACGATGAGCAGTCCTGTCTGTATCACACTGGACGCCATCTACTGATCTAAGCGTAGAAAAACAAACTGTGCATAAATGTCGGTGACGAGACCCGTCGGTTCTGGAGTGATAGGTCCCCACGCGACGCATCGAAACTCGGGTTCGAGCACCTGACGAAGGATGTTTCCGTCCAACAACGGTTCGTACTTGGGTCCGTCTGCGTAAAACGGGCCATCCGTCAAACTCATGAGCACCTTGTCACCGTGAACCTCAAACACATTTCCGAGTGAGTCTGGACTCTTGGCATTTTCAATCATACTTTTTTCGGGTGTGATGCCGATGAGGTATCCTCCTGGCTTGACTGCGAGTTTGATAGCCTTGATGCTTTGTTCAAAGTGTTCACCGAAAATGTACTGGATTGAAAAGTTGTAGCACACCACGTCAAACGGACCTGCAAACGCCGCCTGGCGAATGTCACCGGCACCCAAAAACCACACGCCAAGGCCGATGTCGAATGCCCGCTCTTCTGCTTCCTGGAGGGATTTCCCGTCTGGATCAATGGCAGCGACCCGAGCACGCACAGCCTTCCATTTGTGCCAATCACCTCCACGACCGCACCCACAATCGAGAATGTATGAATCTGGGCGGACCCAGTGATTGATCATGTCACGCTTCGCCTGGTTGTGGCGTTTACGGAGTTGCTCCATTACTTAAAAGAGTGGCGTCCTGTAGTTTTAAATGGGTTCTCTCGAGCAGGATTACCTGACGGTGCCAGGACAGGTTTTTGCGCTGATTTCCATCGTCGGTCCGGATATGCCTCAGAAGAATGAGCAGGTGGGTCTGAAGATCCGCGGGTGCTTCTCCACCAAGGATGAGGCTGAGAGTCACGCCAAGCGTCTTCAGAAGGAGGATGCGCTCGTAGACATTTACGTCGTCGACATGTACAAGTGGCTGCTGATTCCCCCGGACCGTCTCCAGATTGACAATGTCCACTATCAGAATGATAAGCTCGAGGAGATTATGAGCAAGTACCGCGACAACCAGCGTCAGGCGGCGGCTATGTTTGAGAAACGCAAGCGTGACATGACGGCCAAGCCCATCGAGGGGTCGGATACGCCATTTATCGAGCCCGGAGA